GTACGGGCAGCAGTACGTGTACCGCTGCCCCAACGGGCCGCGCTGCCGCCACACCATCGTCGAGCCGTACGTCCGCCCCGCGGCCTCGATCATCGACTGGTCCAACCTCGGCGTCCGCATCGGCGACCGCCCCGAGCACGGCCTGCGCCCCCTCGCAGGGAACACGGTCACCCGCATCCGCAAAGGCCTCGACCTCCTCGGCGACCGCCGCATGGTCGTCACCGTCAACCACGGAGGACACGACGGAAGGGCCTTCCCGGCGGACGACGGCCCGCTGCCCGCACGTACCGCGAAGATCGGCGACGCGATCCTCGTCCCGGCGGGCGGCACGTGGAACACCACGGCAACGAGCACGGCCGAGCCGATGCGCACCCGCATGGCCAACCCCAAGGGCTTCGAGGCGCTGGTCACCCCGCCGCAGGCCGATGACTCGTTCATCGTCACCCTGCGCCGCAACGCCACCGCCCGCCCCGTGACCGAGCCCGTCGACACCGTCACCGGGCAGGGCCGGCACCACTGGCTCGTCATCCCCTACCGCAACGCGGCGGCGAAGAGCGTCGGCGAGCCGCTGCACACGCTCGGCACGGTCGACTCTGCCGCGCTGCTCGGGCCAGCGCCCGCGCTGGAGGACTGCCACTACCGGATGATCCAGCCGCGCGAGCAGCTGTACGCCCAGCGCTTCCCCGAGGAATACATCGTCCTCGGTAACAAGGGCGAGCAGACCATGCAAGCGGGCAACGCCGTCTCCTGCAACGTCGCCCAGTGGCTGGGCAAGCGCGTCGCGGCGGTCCTCTGACCTCACAATCGGCCGCCCGCAGTCGAGTTGCGGGCGGCATCCACTCATCACACCACGGAGGGACCATGACCCGACTCGCTCGCGTCGTGTGCAGCATCTACGGCGCCGCCTCCCTGTTCCTCGCCTACGCCACCGTCCAGCAGGCCATGTACGGCGCGCTGTGGGCGGTGGCCGCCCTCTCCGCGTGCTCGGTTGTCCCGCTCATCGGACTCGTGCGCGAGACCGAGCACGCCGACGCCATGGCGAAGGCCCGAGTCTTTGGCGTCCCCGCGGCCGCCGCGGACCGGCCGCCGCTCCCCCGCCGGACGCCGGGCGCCGAACTCGTCGTCACCGACGCCGTGGCCGCCGCCTGCTGCGACGCCTGGTGGGCCACGGCGGGCGCTGAGCACGACCCGGCCACCTGCACCAGGAAGGACAGCACCGCATGAGCAAACCCCGACACACCGCGAGCACCATCACCGACGACGCCCTCGACAAGCTGTACGACAACGCCTCCAAGGGCTGGCGGCGCGGCGACATCTGGAAGGCCAAGGCTGTCGAGATCGAGGCCGATCGAGACCGAGCCGCCGCAGCGATCGAGCGGGCGCGGGCCCTACACCAACCCATGGGACGCGGGCCGTTCACCATCTGTGCCCACTGCTCGGACTTCGACGGGACTCGCTGCCTCGGAGTCGTCACCCCGCACCCCTGCGCAACCCTCGTCGCCCTCGACGAGCCCACGAAGGACTGACTCATGAACGTCTGTGGATCGTGCGAGCGTCCGCTGGAGTACGGCTACCTGTGCCCCGGCGACACGCTCGCCCTCGTCGAGCGGCTCCAGCGGCTGCCCGCTCTGGCTGGACGCCTGAGCGGGGCGCTCGCCCCGGTGACCCGCGGCGCGATGGAGCGCGTCTCTGCGGGCCACCCCGGGCCCTCGTCGCCGCTCAACGACAGCGCGCTGGACCTCTGGTACGGCGGCATGGCCAGCGTCCTGGAGCGCTGGCGCTCGGACGTACAGGCGTGGCGCGGCTGGGGGCAGCCCGTCATCGAGCGGAACGTGGACCGTCGCATCCTGGTCGCGGCCCGCTGGCTCTGGATGAACATCGAGTGGATCGCCGCCGAGTACCCGTCAGTCGGGGACCTGGCCAAGGCGGTCCGCAGCCTGGAGGGCGAGGCGCTGTCCGTCCTCGGCGAGGGTGACGACCGGGGCCGGCGGATCGGGCAGTGCGTCGCCGTCGTCGGCGCGGACGGCGCGGTGTGCGGGGCGCCGCTGAGGCACCGGTCCGGGGAGACGAGCCTGGTGTGCCCGTGGTGCGAGTACGTCTACGAGGCGGACGAGTTCCTGACGCTGCACCACTTCCAGCCGAAGGAGTCCGCGTGATGTTGCCAGGGGTGTTGACGTCCGTCGCCACCCCTGGTTACATTTGTCGGGCAGTCACCGGATCCGGTACTAGGAGGGGCGTGACTACCTGGAGAGAACGCCACGACGCCGCCGTCCGCAAGCAAGCAGCAGCACAGCAGGCCTACCAAGAAGCCACCGAAGAACGGGCCCAGGCGCTCATCGACGGTGAAGCAAAGCTGGGAAGCCAGGCAGCAGTTGCCCGAGAACTCGGCGTCACCCGGGCCGGCATCAGCCGGGCCATCAACGCCCTGAAGAACAAGCAGGCGTAGCCACACCCCACAACTGAAGACGGCCCAAGGCCGGGACGGCAATCCCGACCAAGGGCCTGACCGAACACCACCTGACTAGACCAGGAGGAGATCCGGCTATGGCCGATCTTTCCATGCCCACCCGTCCGGGCGACAGCGACCCGGACATGGACCAGGCCCTGCGCCGAGCCCGCCAGACGGGCGGCGCCCGGTGACCAGCATCGACATCCCGGAGCCGGTGCGCGACCTGCTGGCCGCCGTCCTCGAAGCCATCGACATCCCGCACCCCGCCACCTTCGGCGGCCAGGACGCCCACGACCGAATCCTGAACGACCGCGTCATGCACGCCCGCCTGGCGCTCCGCAGCGCACTGGGCGACCCCGAACTCGGGGCCACCATGGGCCCGGCCTGGGACGCCCACTACCTCCGCGGGTGGCTGGCCAAGCGCCCCGTCACCGGCTACGTGACCGTCGAACAGGCGGACGCAGCGCTCAGCGAGGGCAAGACCTGGTCCCAAGCTGTCGCCCCGAGGGCGGGCGAGTGATGAACACCCCGAAGCTGCTCGCCCACACGTCGCTCGCCGCCGGCGTCATCTTCACGGCGACCGCCGAGTACAGCCTCGCCCGGCAGCTCGGAGCGATGAAGCCCGTCGCCGTCATGCTGCCGGTCGCCATCGACGCCTACGCCGTCGCCGCGCTGAAGCGGTTCCGGTCCTTCGACATCACGCTGTCGCTGCTCCTGATGGGGGCGGCACAGGTGTCGGCGCACCTGCTCGACTCGCACGTGATGCGGGTCAACGGCTGGCTCGTCGTCGTCGTGTCGCTGCTCGTACCTGTGGCCATCTGGCGTACTCACGCCCTCGCCCGGGACGACGAACCGGCCCCTGCCGAGCCGGAACCGGAGCCCGTCGTCGAGGCGCCGCCGATCGTCGAGGTCGAGCGCGTGCCCGAGCCGTACCCCATCACCGAGTACGGGTCGGAGGTCGTACCCGTGGGCGCACTCGCTGCCGAGGAGCCGCGTACTCGCGTATCCGCCCCCGTACCCGATGACGATGACGAACTCCTCGCCCGTACCCGGCAGGACTTCCGCGGCCAGATCCCGACGTACCGAGACCTCAAGGAGAAGTACGGCATCGGGCAGGCCCGCGCGAAGCGTATCCGCGCCGTACTCGAAGGAGAGCTGTCGTGAGTACCCCGCTGGAGAAGGCGGCCCAGGACGCCGTCGCCGCCGCCGACAACACGGAGCTGGCCCGAACCATCGCGGCCCTGCTCGCCGCCCAGCAGATCAACCAGCAGCAGACCCCCGCCACGGCGCCGACCCACTCCGAGTTCGACGCGAAGAAGTGGCTGGTCCTCGGTGGGCTCGGCATCGCTGGGGGCCTGGTCGCCGCGCTGTTCGCGGTCGCCGTCGCCATCAGCGCCGTCTCGGTCGCGGTCCTCGCCCTCGTCCTCCGCTCCATCTGGAGCGACATCCAAAAGCACCGCTGACCAGGAGGAACCGTGAATCGAGAAGCACACCTGAAGCTGGCCGACGGCGCTCTCACGAAGGCCGAACGGCTCGCCGGGGAGGCCGAGACCGCGGCCCGCGGCGACGGCCGGCACAAGGTTGTCCCGCTCGCCGCCGTCGGCACCCTGTGGGCCGCCATCGCCGACACCCACACCCGCATCGCCCGCGCCCTGCCCGACACCACCCCGGAGGCCTGACCATGCCCGTCTCCAAGCACGACCCGCACAACGCCCGCGAGCTGGCCAAGGTGCTGCTGCTCGGTGTCCGCATCGAGCACCGGCAGGCCCGCGGAAAGCCCGTGAAGGCGCTGGAGAACCGCGTCGACCGGATTCGCGAGAAGGCGCAGGAACGCGAGAACGGCAAGCGCAAGAAGTAGGTACGCCACGGGGCGGCCGTACCCGGCACAGGTACACCGGCCGCCCCGTGTCACCGATCACCCATCGAGCAACCGGAGAGACCAGCATGACGGATCTTCACGCACCTGCCGTACTCGACAAGGAAGAACGGCCG